GACCTGTTCAGCGCCTTCCCGCCCAGCGACATCCTGCAGTTCACGGAACGCGTGGTCATGCACCGGGGCAGGCTGTCCGAAAAGGGCAGCACGGCCACCGCCTATTGCTGGATCGTCTGGCGCAGGGCAGCGCTGGGGAATCAGCCCAGATTTCACTGGATACCTCCATGCCGGAAGCGGCTGGAACGAGCGGGCGATTACCCGGCCAGCACGAAAGCCGCTCACCAAGAGGGACCGCTGCATTGGCCGCGGGGCGAAATCGCGACAGAAAAATCGCCGGGCGAACCGGCAGGGGGCGAGGAATGAGGGCTTTGCAGGTGGTCGACAGTGGCGACCTCGACGAATATCCGCTCTCGGCCGATGATCGGCTCGACAGCCATTACTTCATCCCGTGGGAGCGGCGGCGTTGGCTGAACAGCGATATGCGGCTGCGTGGCACCCATGAATGCCGCTCCATGTTCTTCGACCTGATCAATATCGCTTTCGACCAGGCGCCGGCGGGGACGCTGCCACTCGATCAGGAACTGCTCGCCAAGATGCTGTTCGTTGATCCCGGCCACTTCCAGCAGCTGTGCAAGCTGGAATACGGGCCGCTTCACAAATGGGTGCCGGTGCGCTGCGGTGATGAGGTCCGGCTGTCGCATCCGATGGTGTTGCGGGCGCTGCGAGACGCCATCTCGCGGCGCGAGGATCATCGGGCTCGCAGCGAGGCGGCCAGTAACAAGAAGCGGCTCCAGCGCCTCCGCTCTTTCCTGACGGCGCTGAATGCGTCTCTGGCCGGAAATGATGCTGCGGTGCTTTGGGTCGACGGCTGGCTTCAGAAGCAGGGCTGCGAATACCGGTCGTCTGAATGGATCGAGCGCGGTCTGTCGGCATGGATGAACCATTCGCTGGAACTGAACCTGCGCGGGCGCAAGTCGCCGGGCTGATTTTCCCAAACTGTCCAACACTGTCCCGGGGGACAGTTCGAGACAGTCCAAGGACACTTCAAGACTGTCCCCCTCCATAAGGACAGAGACAAAGACAGAGAAAAAGACAGAGGCACTGGCCGGACACTGCACCGGTCGCGCCTGTGGATAAGTCGGCAAGCTGAGAAACGGGGAAAGCGATGAACAGCGAAGAGCAGGCCCAGGGTGAAAAGCGCGTGATGCGGCTTCTGGTCGAGCCGCTGAAACTACGGGGGTTGGCGAAGCCAGCCGCGCTGACCGTTGCCGGGTTCGAGGATATGGTGCACGACATGTGCGCGCGGCTGGCCTACATGACGGAGTCCAGTCTTATGGCTCTGGAAGAGCAGGTCGCCTCGAACCCGGGCGGCAAGGATCGCGACCGATTTCCGATCTCCAATCTGATCCTGTCCTGGGCGGCCGATATCCAGCCTCCGGGCGACGGTGCATCCCCGTTGATCCGCGCGGTCTTTGCCCATGCCTGCGGGCAGGCGGCGCTGGCAGAGGGATGGGCGCCCGAGCTGCTGGCCGAATTGCGCAAGACGCGGCGTTGGCCCGGCAGCTGGGCCCTCAAGTCTGTCCGTGATGCGGCCGGCGGTGCCCTCAGGCGGATGCATGATCTGGACGCGCGCTTGGCGCGAGAAGGTGAGCTTCCGCCGCCCGATCGGGACTGGCGGGATCAGCGCGTCGCGGTCATTCGGCGGTGCCGCGAGATCGGGGAAGGGCAGCCGATATGAGGGATCTGGTGGAGCTTCGGGCAGTTAGCGGATGGAATAGGCCCGCAATGGTGCGAGACATGTCGATTCAGCACGCTCTGGAATGGGCCTTCGCAGTCGAACATGCGCGGATCGACTTCGATGAGCTGGGGTCGAAAGAGTTTGAACGGGTCGGCGTCGACAGCCTGTGGATCCTGCAACAGCAGCATCGCCTCGGTTGCCGGGTCGATGGCGGTGGGTCCAGCGACCCCCATCCTGATGCACAGATCATTGCCGCGGCGGTCGAGGCCCTGCCCGGTGATATCGGTGGAAAGAACATGGCCTTGGTCGTGGCCGAATGCGCGCGAGCCCGTAGCGCCCCGAACTGGCGCGCAGCTGATCGGCGCGGCGTTGTGCCTTGTGGGTGGGATTTCGATGAGAACGGCCTGCGATCGGCCCATGTCCGCAAGTTGAAGGAAGCGAGCTTCCGGGGCCGTCGCTCTCGGGTCAGGACATATGTGCCGACAATTTGCCCGATCAGCTATACCGGCACCGCGGCGTCCATCGCCAAGGCGCGTCGGGACTATCTGGACTGGTACGGCGCGCTACTGCGCCTGCTCTCTGACCTGTCCAGACCGGGCCTTCTGACCCGCATCCGGTTGACGAAGAACATGCCCGAACTGTCGCCGTGGAAATCTTCTTGACTTCCCCCTACCTTTCTTGACATCTTGCCGTCACCACACGTGCGCCCGGAGGGGAAACCCTCGCGGGCGCTTCTCATTGGATCAGGCGAGACCCAGAGCGATCAGCACAACGATCGTCAGCATGGGAATACCCAACAACAGTCCCTTAACAACGGCCATGCCACCCTCCTTTGATGCCTGAGGGATAAACCAGCTAACAGCCATCATGTTCCAGAAGGACGCCCCACGGTCCGCCGTGTTTGCATCCCGGCTAGAGAGGTGCCCCGGTTGTGACAAGCGTTCCCGAACCTGTCATGTCGGCACTGGTCAAAATCACACGAAAACGGGTTCCGCGACATTCCAATACCGGATCGTCATTGCGGGCCCAAATATTCATTGCAGCGTCCGAACTGAATGTGCCTCTGCCGCTTTTGCCGGCCGCCCCTCCGGTGAAGGCGACATCTACTGTGACGTCGAAGCGGTCGCCGTTCGGGAATGTGAGTGTTGCAGATCCAGTGAGGGACGTCATGGAGCATAACCTTCTGTGAATGCGATCATTCGACAGTGACAACAATCCGTTCATTTCAGACAAGGATTCGTTGATGGAGCGACTGAAATGGAAATGGATCGGTTGGGTTCCGGTCGGATTATACAAAGCCTCTGTTGGACCTGGCGGTTGGGCCGTGTGGCGGCGAGTTTTCTTCGTACCGGGCATCGACTGCTTAGCGGTGAAGATCGTCAATTTGTCGTTCGAGGCTGCAAGGAAGGGAGGCCATGCTGACAATCGGCCTCGATGACCGCGAGTTGCAGGCGCATTTGTCCCGGCTGGTTGAGCGGGACATCCGCACCGCCGCAACCTGGGCGCTGAACGACACGGCGGCGGATGTGCTTGCCCATGTGCAGGAGCGCATGGCCGAGGTCTTCGATCGCCCGACGCGGTTCACGCTGAACGCCTTCATGGTGAAGCGCGCCCGGCCGGACCAGCTCGAGGCGGAAGTGAAAGAGCGGCCCTCGGTGGACCGGCGCCATTTCCTGAAGACGCAGGAATTCGGTGGCGTGCGTGGTCGGACCGGGCTCGAGGGTTTGCTGGACGCCCGGCTGGCCTATGACGGTGTCATTACTGCCGCGGTTCCGGCCGGCGGGGCAAAGCTCGATGCCTATGGCAACTGGTCCACCGGCCAGCGCAACCAGGCGCTTTCGGCGGTGCAGTCGCAGAGGGACAGAACCACGAACACCACAGCCGGGTCGCGTAAGCGCAACCGCAAGCGGGCCGGGTTCTTCGTGCCCTCGGCCGAGAGCAGGCTTTCGCCCGGCATCTGGAAACGTGATCCGGACGGCTCGGTCAGCAAGGTGCTGCACTTTACTCGAGCCATGCCAGCCTATGACCGGCGGCTCGGCTTCTTCGACGAGGCGAAACAGGTCTATGATCTGCGCCTTCCGGCCCATCTGCGGCGCACGATCGAGAAGATGGCGGCGCGGGTGGCCGGGGGCTGACGCTGGCTGGCTGAGCGTCGAGGCCAAAACATAGAAAAACTATGAGGCTGTAACCCTGCGTCCAGCCGAAACATAGAAAAGTTACGCGGCCTAACCCTGTGTCCGGCCACCCCCGATGCTCAAAAAAGGGGCACCCCCTCGGGTCCTTCCCCCCTTCGGACCGCATGGGGGTAATTCGCGCCCCGTGTCATTTGGCATTGGCAAACCGCCGTTGGGTGGTGGTTGCAGTGATTGTTGTTGTTATTGAAGGGGATATTCGTGTCTCACCTCGTCACGCTGTCGGACGGGGAGGTGCTGGACGTGTCGGCATGGCCTCTGCCCGATGGCTCCGAGGACTTCGTGCTGAACCGGACGCAGCTCGCCCGGGCATTCAATGTCACTGAAAATACCATCACCAAATGGATGGGGCAGGGCATGCCTGCTTTGTCGGAAGGTCAGAACGGCGTCGCCTATGAGTTCCAGCTGTCGCATTGCTATGCCTGGCGCCAGGCGCGCGACGAGAAGGTTCGTTCGGCCAAGCTGCGCGGCGACCAGGTCGCGGCACAGGCGGCGCTCGCGTTCCGCAACCTCGACGCCGACCAGGAAGAGGCCGAAGGTTGGATGTCCGCCGATGAGCTGCGCAAGCTCTCGGAGGCGGAATATCACCGCAACCGCGTGGCGGAGCAGCGCGGCGACCTGATCCGCGCCGATCGGACCCGGGCGGTGATCGAAGACGTCATCGTCATGGTCGCGACGTCGCTGGAGACGCTGCCGGATTACCTCGAGATGAAGTTCGGCCTCTCGACCGAACAGGTCGCCGAGGTTGTGGTCCGGACCGATCAGCTCCGCGACGAGATCAAGAGCAAGATCGAGGATCTGCTGCGGCGTCCGGCCTCCGTGGTGCCCATCGGTGCGGGCCGGCAGGGAGAAATGGAACTCTGATGGTCCTCATGCCTGATCGCGGCCTCGGCGCGCTGGAACGCATTGCGCCGCTGCCGCCTTTCACCACGCCGGAGGAGATCCTCGCCGACGCGCTGCCGCTTCTCGACCCGCCCAGCCGGATTTCGGTGACCGACGCGGCCGAGCGCGCGCTGCGCGTGCCGGTCCAGGGCAACTGGGTGGCCTATGATCGCACAGTCGCGCCCTATACCGTCGAGCCGCAGGACATCAGCCAGTCGCGCCTCTTCAAGACGGTGTGCTTTGTCGGGCCGTCGCAATCGGGCAAATCCCAAATGCTGCTCTCGGTCTCGGCGCATGCGATCATCTGCGCCCAGGCGCCGGTGCAGATCATCCACATGACCAAGACCGATGCGGATGCATGGGTCGAGGAAAAGCTCGATCCGGCGATCGGTGCCAGCCCGGCCCTGCGCGAGCGGCTGGGGAGCGCGCGCGATGACAGCACCTTCAGCCGCAAGCGTTTCAAGGGCATGCGGCTCACCATCGGCTATCCGGTGGCCAACCAGCTGTCGTCGCGATCGCAACGCATGGTCCTGCTCACCGATTATGATCACATGCCGCAGCGGCTCGGCCCGAAGGATAGCCCCGAGGGCACCCCGCATGGCATGGCCCTGCAGCGGATCCGGACCTTCATGTCGCGGGGCTGCGTCTTCGTGGAAAGCACCCCGGCATTTCCGGTCGATCCCGAACAGGTCTGGGAGTTCGATCCTGCTGCCCCGCATCGCCTGCCGCCGGTGACCGGCGGCATCGTCAAGATCTACAACGAGGGCACGCGCGGACGCTGGTATTGGGAATGCCAGAACTGCGCCGAACTCTATGAGCCGCGCTTCGACCGGCTGGTCTATGACCGGGCGCTCGAGCCTGGCGCTGCCGGGGCAGAGGCCCGGATGCAATGCCCGGATTGCGGCCACCTGATCGGCCACCGGCAAAAGGTGCGGCTGAACGCGTTGGCGCTTGCCGGTCGTGGGGGGTGGCTGCACGAATCCCGCCTGCTGGACGAGCGGGGCCGGCGGATCCTGTGCCGGATCGACGATCCGATCATCCGACAGACCCCGATCGCGAGCTATGCGCTGAATGGCGCTGCCGCGGCCTTCTCGGCCTGGGATGAGCTGGTCGAGCGCTACGAGACTGCGCGCCGGGCCTTTGAGGCGACGCAGGACGATATCGATCTTGCCCGGGTGCATTACACCGATATCGGCGTCCCCTTCGCGCGGCCCGATGACGGGGAGGGCGAGCTTTCGGCTTCCGAGCTGAAGGATGCGGCCTGCGATCTGCCGCCGATGACCGCGCCATATTGGACGCGGTTCATCACGGTGTCGGTCGATGTGAACGGAAGCTGGTTTGCCGTCCTGATCACCGCCTGGGGGCTCGACGGCAGGCGCATGGCGCTGGACCGGTTCGATCTGGTTCAGCCTCCGGACAGTGCGCCACGCGCGCGCGACCTGGAGGGACGTCATCGTGCCCTCAATCCGGCGCGCTATGTCGAGGATGCCGATGTCCTGCTTGATCTCGTCGGGCGGGAATATGCGGTCGAGGGCGAGGACTGGTCGCTGAAGCCCTGCGCGGCGGTCATCGACTTTAACGGCCCGCCGGGCTGGGCGGACAATGCCGAGAAGTTCTGGCGCAAGCGTCGTCGTGAGGGGCAGGGCGCTCTCTGGTTCCTGTCGATGGGTCGAGGCGGCTTTCGCCTCGATAACCGTGTCTGGCTTTCCGCACCGGAGCGGGGCTCGGGCAACAAGAAGGCCCGCTCGATCAAATTGCTCAACATGGCGGTGGATCGGCTCAAGGACACGGTTCTGGCCAGTGCGGCCCGGCTCGATCATGGCCCGGGATCCTATCATTTTGCCAAGAGCATCGAGCGCGAGCGCATCGACGAGCTGCTGGCCGAGCGCCGGCATGAGGATGGCTACAAGAAGCGGCCCGGGACCGGACGGAACGAGACGCTCGACCTTTCGGTGCAGGCTCAGGCCGTTGCCGAACAGAAGGGGCTCTTCCGTCTCAACCCGGAGGACCCCCCGGAATGGGTGCTGCTGAGCGAGTTGAACCCTTTCGCAATCTGGACGGGCCGGGCGGAGCCGCCGCCCCCGACCGAGGAAGACGGCGATGCCGATGCCGGCGTCATCGAATGGCTACGTCGCTGAGAGGATAACATGGCGATTGACCTGACCGAACTGACCCGGCTTCGCGACGAGCTGGTCCGAAACCGCGCGAAGGGCGTCCGGTCGGTCCAGATCAACGGCGAGAGGGTCGAATTCGTCGATGACGCCGCCTTTGCGCGGCGCATCGCGGATCTCGACGCCCAGATCGCGGCCGGACAGGGCCGGCACTCCGAGCCCTTCGCCACAATCTATCCGGGCACCGGCAGGGGGCTCTGATGGGATGGATCGGCAAGACGCTCGATCGGGTCATCGGCGAGTTCGCCCCTTCGACAGGGCGGGAGCGCATGGTGGCCCGACAGGCCATGGGTCTGGCGATGAACTACGACGCCGCTTCGCGCGGCCGGCGCACCGAAGCCTGGCGTGCCCCCGGGACAGATGCGGATGCCGCGGCGTTCGGCTCGCGCGAGCGTCTGCGGCAACTCAGCCGTGACATGGTCCGCAACCGTCCCTTTGCGGCCCGGGCCCGGGAGGTCGTGGTCTCGAATGTGGTCGGGACCGGCATCGTGCCGTCGGTTACGCATGAGAATGCGGAGACGCAGGCGAAGATCTGGGAGGTGCTGAAGGACCATCTGCTGACGCCCGCACTCGATGCGCGGGGCGAGCTCGATCTCTATGCCCTGCAGGAAGTGGTGATGGGCACCGTCTTCACCGATGGCGAGATCCTGGCGCGCCGCCGTATCCGGCGCGGCAAATATGCCCGCGATCTTCCGCTCGGGTTTCAGGTCGAGCTGCTGGAATGCGATCACCTCGACACCACGATCACCAGCTGGGGCAAGAACGACGTCGTCGAAGGGGTGGAATACAGCCCGATCGGCGACATCGAGGCCTATCACCTGTTCACCGAGCATCCCGGTGCGGCCCGCATGCGCGGCAGCCTGTTGAGGTCGGAACGGGTGTCCTGGCGCGACGTCCTGCATGTCCGGCGTCTGGATCGGCCCGGCCAGCTGCGCGGCGTGCCCTGGCTCGCGCCCGTCATGCTGACCATGGGAGATCTCAGCGACTACCAGGAAGCCGAGATCCTGAAGCAGAAGATGGCCTCGCTGCTGGCCGGCATCGTCACCTATGACCGCGACGATGCCGCCTCGGTCGACGTGAAGAAGATGCGGGGCCTCAGCAAGCTCGAGCCCGGGGCGCTGGTTGCGGCACCCCAGGGGGCGCAGGTGTCCTGGACCACGCCGCCGAAGGTCGAGGGTTATCCGGAGTTCGTGCGCGAGAATCTTGGCGCGGTCGCCATGGGCATCGGCATTACCCGGGAGTCGCTGACCGGCGACCTTTCCGGCGTCAACTTCTCCAGCGGCCGGATGGGCCGGATGGAAATGGACCGCAATGTCGAGCGCTGGCAGCGGCTGGTGATCGGCCAGTTCTGCGCCGGCATCGAACGCTGGGTCCGCGAAGCCTGGAGGCTCCAGAGCATACTGCCCGGCGAGCCCTTCGCTTTGAGCCATACCGCACCGCGCCGGCCGCTCATCGATCCCAATGATGAGATCGACGCGATGATCAAGGCGGTCGATGGCGGGGTGAACAGCCGCCAGAACGTGCAACGCACGCTCGGCCTCGATCCCGAGCGGATCCGGCGGGAGCGCGCCGAAGACCAAAGCAAGGATGCCGAGGCAAACCTCACGCCTGTCGGGCAGCAGGGCTTGCCGACGGCTCGCGAAACGCGGGCCAAGGCGGCCAAACAGGAGAAACAGGCATGAAACGAGGTGGAGCCGATCTGATCATCGGCGGCGAGCTGGTCCTGTCGGGCTATGTCATGTCCGACGAGGCGGCAGGCTGGACCTGGGACGAGGAGGTGTTTTTCTGTCCCTCCCTGGTCCGCGATGCCTTGCTCGCCATGGGCGAGGGCCGGGTGACGGTGCGGCTGAACTCGGCCGGCGGCGACCCGGTGGCCGGCGAGGCGATCCGCGCCACCCTGGCCAATCATCCGGGCGGTTGCCGTATCATCGTCGAAGGTCAGGCCTCCTCGGCCGCGTCTCTCATCCTGATGGGCGCGGCGCAGCGCGAGATGACCACGGGCTCGTTCATCATGCTGCATAACCCCAAGGGCTATGTCTATGACGGGGCCGAGGGCATGCGCGCGCAGGCCGATTTTCTCGACATGCTCGCCCGGGTCTATGCCCAGGTCTATGCCGAGCGTTCCGGCCAGACCGTCGACGCGGTGCTCGCGATCATGGCGGCCGAGACTTTCTATACCGCCGAATCCGCGATCGAGACCGGCTTTGTCGATGCCGTGGCCGATGAGGCCTCGGCGCGACCCGCCCCTGTCATCGACGATGCGCTGCGCATGGAGATGCGCCGCGAAATCAATACCTATGCCGCGCTCATGCGCGACAAGGCCCCGGGCCGTGGTCCCGCCGCGTCCCGCGAACCTGCCGCTCCCGGCGGCGCACCGGCCCCGGCGGCCACAATCATGGAGCATGTAATGTCCAATGCGAATGTCCCGACGCCCTCGGCGGAAACCACGGCCCCGCCCCCGGTTCCGACCCCGACGGCGTCCCCGGCCGATGCTCAGGCGGCGATGATGCAGGAGCGCAGCCGCATCCGCATGCTGCGCGACATGGCTTCCCCCTACATGGAGGCCGGCCGCCTGACCGAGAGCGACGTGAACGCCCTGATCGATGATGGCACCGCCGCCGAAATGGCCGGTTCGCGCTTCCTGGCGGTGATGGCCTCGCGCGAGACCAATCCCGCGCCCCGCGCCGTCACCCCGCGCGGCCGGGACGAGACCGAGACCCGCCGCCTGGCCATGGAAGGCGCGCTGACCGCCCGCCTGAGCGGTGCGCAGCCCGAGGAAATCTCGCGGCCCTATATGGATTTCTCGATCGTCGACATGGCGGCAGAGCGCATGGAGGTTCGTCGCGTCCCGGGCAATTTCGCGGCGCGCGAGGATGTTCTGCGCATGGCCTTCCACTCGACCAGCGATTTCCCGGTCCTGCTGGAAAATGCCATGAACCGCTCGCTGGGCGCGCGCTACCGGCAGGCCCAGCCGACCTATCGCCGCCTGGCGCGGCAGCGGAGCTATCAGGACTTCCGCGATCACACCACGGTGCGCGTCGGCGATTTCCCCGACCTGAAGCCGGTGAACCCCGAGAGCGGCGAGCTCAAGGCCGGGACCTTCAGCGAGTCGAAGGAAAAGACCTCGGTCAAGGCCTATGGCGTGCAGGTGCTGTTCTCGCGTGCGCTGCTGGTCAATGACAGCCTCGACGGCATCATGCAGATTCTCAACGATCGCGGCGCCGCGGTGGCGCGGTTCGAGGACCGCACCTTCTATGCGATGATGATCAGCGGGACCAATGGCGACGGTCCGACGCTGAATGAAACCGGACGGCAGGTCTTCAACACCACCGACAAGACCAAGGCTGCGACCGCCGCTGCGATCACCGTCGCCTCTCTCAGCGCCGCCCGCGCGGCCCTGCGCAAGCGGGAAGGGCTCGATGGCACCGAGTTGGAGATCACGCCGTCCCTGCTGCTTGTCGGACCGGACAAGGAGACCGAGGCGCAGCAGCTGCTCTACAAGGGCATCATGCCCGGGCAGGCCGGCGACGTGAACGTGTTCAACGATGGCTCGCTCAGCCTCGGTGTCACCGCCAAGATCACCGGCAACGCCTGGTATGTCTTCGCCTCGCCCTCCGAAGTGCCCTGCTTCGAATGGGGGCTGCTCGACGGCTATGCCGCGCCGCGTTTCCGCATGGAGGACCCCTTCGGTGTCCAGGGCACCAAGTTCTCGCTGGAGCACGATTTCGGCTGCGGCGCGATCAACTTCCGCGGCGGCTACAAGAACGCCGGCGCCTGATCTCGGGCAGAGGCGGACTGAATGACGGGGCGGCTTTGGCCGCCCCTTTCTGTTTCCCACGATCACCGGAAAGGATCGTCAAATGAAGAATTTCGTTCAACCGGGACATCAGCTCTCGGTGCCGGCGCCCGCCGATGTTGTCGCAGGGCAGGGTGTCCTGGTGGGCTCGCTCTTCGGCGTCGCCGTGCATTCCGCGGCTTCGGGCACCGATGTCGAGGTTTCGCTCCGGGGTGTCTATCGTATGACGAAGGCGACCGGCAGCGCCTGGACCGTCGGGGCGCGGCTCTATTGGGATGACACGGCCAAGGCTGTCACTACCACTGTCGGTACCAACAAGCTGATCGGCGTGGCGGCGGCAGCCGCGGCCAGTGCCGATACAGTCGGTGACGTACTGCTCTCCGCGGCCTTCACGCTGTGACCGGGATCTTCGACGGGATGTCCGGCATCCTGTCGGAAGTCCTCGGCTCCCGGATCACCTATTTCCCGCAGGACGGCAGCTCGCGGCAGATCCAGTCGATCTTCCGCGACACCCCGATCGAGGTCGAGGGCGCCGATGGCCAGCTCGTCCGTATCGATGCGCCGACCTGGCGGGTGCGTCGAGATCTGGCGCCGGACCTTCGCCGCGATGACCGGATCACGCTTTCCGACGGCCGGAGCTTCCGGGTGATGGTGGTCCATAGCCTCGGCTCGCCGGCCCGGGATGCCTTCCAGCTCTGCGAATTGGCCACCTATGCCGCGAGGACGATCTGATGGCGCATTACCGCAGCGACTATCGCGCCATGGTCCGCGCCGCCTTGCGCGAGCATGCGCGGTTCGACGAGTTCACCATCTTCCGGGTCTGGCCCGGATCGGTGGACGAGGACACCCTGCCGGTCCTGGGCGTGTTGACCCCGCAGGATCGCTGCGAGCAGGACAGCATGTCCTCGACCATGCGGCGCACCATGCTGCAGGTCGCGCTGCGTCGCGCCGGTCACGACGAGGTCGAGGATGATCTCGACCAGGACAGCGAGATCATCGAAGCCGTGGTCACGGCGGCGCTGCGCGGGCAGGGGCTTTCCTGCTTCCTCGAGGAAACCTCGGTGGTAGCCAACACCCAAGGTGCGCGCAACATCGGCACGCTGGTCATGACATTCCGCATCACGCTCTGGCGGGCGCCCGCCACTCTGCCCGACACCCCGTGATGGGGTGGGGCGCTCATCATCACATGGAGGGCTGAAGAATGCCTGCTACCAATGCCCAGATCGGCCTTGGCGCCAAGTTCGGGATCAAGGCGTCGTCGGGTTCGACCTATAACGCCGTGGCCGAGGTCACCCGCATCACACCGCCCGGTTGGACGCGCAACACCGTCGATGCCACGCATCTGGAAAGCCCTGACGCCTGGGCCGAGTTCATCGCCGGGCTGAAGACCGGCTCGGATTGCACCTTCGACGTGAACTGGGTTCCGACAGTCAGCGATCCGCTGTTGGCGGCCTTCGAGGCTGGAGCCGGGAACTTCGAACTGATCTTCCCGAGCGGGACCGTGGCCTTGCAGTTTGCGGGTATCGTGACCGCTTTCGCTGTGGGCGAGATCTCGCCCGAGGGAAAGCTGACCGCCTCGGTGACGATCAAGCCCTCGGGCAAGCCGTCGCTCGTCCCCTATCCGGTCACCTAAGGGCTGCGCATGAACATTCAGGGAAAGATCAGCCTGGTCCATGAGGGCCAGAGTTATGCCATGGTTATCGACATGGCCGCGCTCTGCACCTTCGAGGAGGTGACGGGCAAGAATGGCTTTGCCATGCTGAAGCTGCTGGAACGGGGCGGCATCCAGTCCGGCCTGGTCTCGGCCCGCGATCTGCGTGCCCTGGTCTATGGCGGGCTGAAGACTCAGACCCCGGAGATGACCCTCGAATTGGCCGCCCAGATCCTCGACAACAATGCCGGCGCGTTCATTGCCGCGATGCAGGCGGCGCAGCCGCAGCCGGGTGATTTGCCTTCCGAGGAAAAATCCCCGGGAAAGCCGCGCCGCCCGCGGAAGAAGCGGGCGAGCTGACCCTCGCGGGGCTTTATCGCAATCATGTCGCGGCTGGCTTTCCCGGCCGCGATTTCTGGTCCCTGACCTTGCGGCTCTACGCGCTGCAGATGCAGGCGCATCGCGACCGGCTGCGGCTCGCGGCAGAGATGCGCAATCGCAGCGCCTGGAACACGGCCGCGCTGACCGGGGCCGCCTTTGCCGGCAAGCTGCGGGGATATGACAGCTATTTCAGCGCGTCCGACCCACGCCAATCCGGTCCCCAGACCCCGGAACAATTGGAAGCCGCGCTGCATGTGCTTGCAGCGGCATGGGGCGCGAGCCCGGAGGAGCCGTAAATGACGTCGAATGTCGGTTCCCTGAAGGCGACCCTGTCGCTCGATTCCGCCGGCTTCTCGGCAGGCGCGCGCAAGGCAAAGGGCGATATCGCCGGGATCCGGAAGTCGATCGACGACACCTCGCGGGCGGCGGCCGGGGCCAATGCCAATCTGGTGTCGCAGTTCAACGATATCGGCGTCATGCTCGCGGCCGGGCAGAGCCCGCTCCAGCTGGCCCTGCAGCAAGGCACCCAGATCAGCCAGGTGCTGACCCAGATGGGTGGCGGCACCGGGGCGCTCCGCGCGCTTGGCTCGGCCTTTGTCGGCATGCTGAACCCGGTCTCGCTGGCCACCATCGGCGTGATCGGCTTCGGCGCCGCTGCCGTGCAATGGCTGATGCCGGCGCAGGAAGAGGCGGCCAAGACCAAGGATGCGTTCGAGGCGCTGAAGGATAGCATGTCGACCTATAACGACGCGCTGAGCCTGTCCTTGCTCTATACCGGCGATGCCGAGAAGAAATATGGCGAGGAGGCGCAGAAGGGCGCCGAGATCGCCCGACGGATCATGACCATCGAGGCCGAGAAGACGCGGTCCTCGATCTCGGCCATCCTGTCGAAATCCTATAGCGACATGGGCTTCGACGCTTTCGGTGACCGGGGCATCGCCGGCGTCGGCCGGATCGAATCCGCGAACCTTGCCGAGGCGGCGGGCAATCTCGGCTTCAAGTCGAGCTGGTCCGATGCGCTCTTCGGCTATGGCGGCATCAGCAGCGATAAGCTCGCCCTGGCCGAAGGTCTCGGCAATGCCATGCGTGAGATCTACCGCTATGCCGCGGAACCTATCCCGGAAGGCGGGCTCGACGACTATCTCGTCGGCCTGCGCCAGCGCCTCGACGATTACACCGCCCAACTCAACGCCCTGAAGGAGGCAGGGGCCGACGAGGGGGCGCTCAGCGGCATCAACGAGAAGATGGTGCCCCTGCAGCAGGCGCTTCTGGAAGGCGAGGCGAGGCGGGCCGAGATCCGGGCCGCCGAGGCCGCGAAGGCGGAAGAATTGCTCGCGACGCTGGAGAGCCAGCTCTACATGAACCAGCTGATCGCCGAGCATGGCAAGGAGTCAGTGGAAGTCCGGCAAGCCGAGCTGGACGCGGAGTTTGAGAAGCAGGCCGCGGCGATCGAGGCACTCAATATCACCGACGAGCAGAAGGACGCGCTCTATGACGCGCTGGCGGCTCTGCATGACAATGAGAGCCAGACCCTCGCCTGGGCCGATGCCATGGCGCAGGTCAATGCCGAGCTGCAGGGCGCCTATTCACTGATCGCGGCGATCGGCGGCGGCATGGTGATGAATGCCAAGGTCAATGCCGCCCAGGCCGTGCGCGATGCCGGTGGTTCTGCCATCGATGCGCGCCGCGCCGGCGAGCTGGCCGGGCGCAAGCAGGCCATCCTGAACGGCCGCGACACCTGGGGCTCGGAATATTTCGGGATGTCGGATGCCGAGCTGCAGGGCCATCTCGACCAGGTCGACATCGATGCCGCCCAGGAGGATGCCTGGCGCGGCCTGACCACCGAGGCCCGTGGCGGCAGCCGGTCGAAGAAGCGCAAGCGGTCCGGGGCAGGGCGGGAGCGGCAGAACGGGTATCAGCGCGCTTCGACCGAGATCGTCGGCAACACCGAGGCCTTCCTGCGCCAGGCCGAAGCTTTGGCCAGTCTCACGGCTGCC